GCTATCTAGAACTCTGTCGCCTTTCTTGCTGGAGTTTAAAACACACCTAGCAATCAACTTCAAAGGTTTCATGGTCGGGTGGATATCATTCCTAACTGGTTTATCTTCATAGAAGATAGTGGTCGGAGTTGTTTCTTGCATTGTTTTAATGTAAGAGATTAGCTCGCTTTTTGTCATTTCTTTTAGGTTTTCTTCGTCCTCTTCAATGACTGTGGCAAGTGAACGATTGTCTACAAAATAGTGACTCGCTCCATCTTTCCACCCATACAAGCAAGGTTCATGCTTCCATTGGTAGTCTTGACGACCTAACACAATCGCATTTTTTACCCAGATAATAGATTGTTTTAGTAACCATCCCGTCTCTTTGACTGCAGCTCTAAAATTCAAACCTTCTGAATCTGCGTGCCAGATATAGAACGCCCCCCCTGGTTTCAAGTGGTTGTTTGCGACTGCGAAAGCATCCCTCAGGAATTGCCTGAAACTGATGTCGTCCATGCTGTCATTCATGATTGTCATAGCTTCCTCGGTTCCGCCTTGGTAGGCTACGTTATATGGTGGGTCGGTTACGTAGAGGTCAATCGTTTCTCCGTCGATTAGTCGAGCCATGTCCTCGGCTGATGTACTATCCCCACACATTAACCGATGTCGTCCTAATTGGAAGATGTCCCCATGTTCGATACCTGTCTCTTCCTCTTGCGAAAATTCCTTGGCATCTTCTGGGTCCTCAGACTCTTCAAAGTCGTCCAAAGAATAGTCGACATCATCAAATCCAAACATGGTCATATCTAACCCTTCGACACTTTCAAGCTCTGCGTAGAGTAGTTCTGTGTCCCACTCGGCAATCTCGCCTACTTTGTTATCGGCAAGCCTGAACGCTTTTATTTGCTCTTCTGAAAGGTCGTCTGCAATAATGACTGGTACTGTTTCAAGGCCTAGAGATTTTGCAGCCTTGTATCTTGTATGACCGTTTATAATCTCGCCTTCTTTAGTAGATACAATCGGAACCTTGAATCCAAACTCTTTGATTGAGTTAGCAACTGGCTCTACTGCCTTATCGTTATTCCTCGGATTATTTTCATAAGGACGTAGCCATTGTAATGGTTTATTGATTATTTTCATATTTCACCTTCTGAAACAACCAAAAAACACATATCTAAAAGATACGTGTTTTTCGGGTTATATAGTCTTAGACTTTGCTTTCACAGCTAATTCTGCGAAACGGGACAACAGGGCTCGAACCTGCAACCAATAGATTAAAACTCTACCGCTCTACCACTTGAGCTATATCCCTCAAAATGCAAGGCGACTACTACCTTGCGTGTTAATTAGTAATCAATTTGAAAGTTTTCCTTTTTTATTTTTTGTAGTCTTTACAACCTCTGAGGGAATCAAACCCTCTAGCTTATAACTTATCCGGAATATAATTAGCTACGCAACCATGCAAGGTTCAGTCGCTACTGCAACCATTTTTAAGTTAATGAGTGATATATGAATGCTAAGCCTACTGCCTACCCCATTCTGGGACACAAACACTCAAATGGCGATGCCCGGAATCGAACCAAGGGAAACATAGGAGAGAAACCACTTACCTGTCACCGCCAAAACGAGGCCGAAACCTCGGAAAAATATAATAAAGTATAAAGGAGACGTCAATGAACGAAATAGAGGGTGGGGCTCGAACCCTCAATGTCCTTTACGACACCCTGATTTCAGGTACCTCTCTTTCAATTCTTGACACTACCATTCTAACAGATTTTAGACTTCATGCGCATTCACTTTAGCTCACTTTGTCTATGATTGTCTCCTCTAGTTCGGACTCAGCCTGTTTGCGTAATCTGTAATAAGTTGCCTTACTAATTCTCAAATTGTCGCAAATATCCTCAATGTAAGTCTTAGTAATGTAAGTCATTCTAAGGACAGACCTACTTTTTGGATTTTTAAGCCTGTTGATCATTCTACCTAATTCAAGTTTTCTGTTAATAACCTCTTTAGTATCCTGCTCTATAGCCTCTTTCATCACGACAAGCTGAGTATAGACATCATCAACTTTTCTAGTCTGTCCACCTTGGACTTTGACACCTGACCACTTAGGACTTGAGAGCAAACCTGCCTCAAGCTCATTGATTTCATCTATACGGCTTTGGATGTCCATGTCCAGATCCTGCAACTCTTTCAAGAGTTCTTTAGCCTTGTTCACTCTCTGTCTCCTTTGTGATATAATAGTCTTTGCGAGAACTATTAGCTGAGACAGAGGGTGTCTTGGCTTTTTTTATTTTATTCTTTATTCGCGATCACACTACCTGCGTTGACAGTGACCCAGCCATGTTTCTCTCTGGCTTCTGCTTCTTTCATCCGGATAAGATTATCTGTGATTGAATCTGACTTAGCTTTGTTGGCCTTGGCTTCACCTTCTGCTTTGATGATACCTGCGTCTGCTTCTGCTTGAGCTTGAACTTTTTTAGTATCAGCTTCAACTTTAGCCTTTTCCTGTTCTTGTTTTGCAGTGTCGATTTCCTTTTGTTTTACAGATTCATTTTTGATTGCTGCTTCAATTTCATCTCCAGCATCTTGATCTGTAATTGTGAAAGAAACAAACTCTAAATCATAAGACTCAAATTTTTCCTTGAGAGCCTTGTCAATCATTTCATAAACTTCAGTACGCTTGTCACCCAGCACATCATAGATATCGTAACTACCCGTTACAGACTCGATTGCCCTTTGCACTGCTGGAGATACTACACTATCATTTACTGTTTTCAAGGTAGTGTAGTTAGAGAATACCGTCATAGCTTTCTCCTTATTGACACGATATTTCACATCGATATTGGTGTTGAGCCACTGACCATCTTTAGTCTGAGTCGTGATTTTCTCCATTGTTTTTGTTTGAACAGATGTAGATAAGGTGTAGACTTTGTCAATAAATGGCATTTTTAGATGATATCCTGTTTGCAGGGTATTTTCTTGCACACCTCCAATTGCGCTAACTTTAACTCCAACTGTATTAGCTGGGATACGTTTCACAGCTGTGAGACGAAAAATCCCAAGTGAAGCAATTGTTGCAACCGTAATGATACCGCCTTTAGCAAGTTTTGTAAGTGTAGTTTTCCCTGTTTCATGATTGTATTGTGTAAACATTGTTTTTACTCCTTTTTTAAATTATTTTCCCATCAAAAACTAGTGTTATTGTACCTGTCCATCTTTATACTTAGAGGTCAGCGCACGACAATCTGAGCCCAATTCAACGCCCTCAACTGTGATACTGCGCTTTATCTTGTCAACATTGATGATTGTTCCCATTGATGTTTTAATTCTCATGTTCCATCTCCTCAATAAGCCAGTCAAGGTTCTTTCTGGCTTTTTTTAGGTCTTCAAGACCGTTTTTCTTTTGGTGTCGTAGTATGTACTTCAAACTGTTACCTAGATAGAATCCTTTTATCTGCTCATCTGTCATGAAGTTTCTTAAAGCATCGATAGATTCCATACCATATCTACCTTGGTAGTGGCTTGGTTTGTTGATGTTGTCAATTATTTCTGGGTTCATTCCTTATCCTCCAAAAGTTCTGGGTTTTCGTATACATTGCCGATGATTTCTTCATGCTCAGTCCACGCATATCCTTCTCCCAAGTCTTTTAGGTATACAGCTGGCATTCCTCCAAAATACGTACCGCCATATTCTTTTTCTATATAGACTTCGTGAAGGCATCCTCTTGTGCATTTGATAATATCTCCGACAAATACTTCCTTGCCATTCTTGTCTTTAAGTCCTGTTGATTGCATGAGTTTAATTTCATCAAACTCTACTGACATTTCTGTACATCTTTCAGTATCTCCCTGCTGACAGATATCTACGAATTTGCTATCAAATGAAATGTTAGTTACATCACACATCCATTTCAATGACTTTATCCATGCTCTATATCTTGGTATCATAATTTCACCTCTTTCCCAACTTTCACATTATCATACACTTCCTTCGTAACCACGAACACTCCATAATCACGAATAGTAAGCGTATATAGCTTGCCATGTCGCCCTTTCTCGACGACTCTGCCTTTAATTTCAGCGCCTTGATTATCAGCCTTGTAGATAACCATCGGCTTCTTCTCTTCCAAATCTCGAATCCTGTCCATCTGCCAGATGTTTAATCCAGCAGATAGCAAGATCCAGATAGCGATAAAACGTTTCAATTTGTGGCCTCCTTGTCCTTAATTTCTCCAGTAAGTCTATTTTCTAAAATGTGACTTGTATAGCAAATATCGCTTTTATATGTATAGTGATCAACGGTTTCTTCAACCCATTGATTTTTAGTGTACGGGTATCTGTTTGGTCGTTTCATATTACCACCTCACATATAAATATTTCGTATCAATATCTTGTTCTAAAATACACTCTTTCAATGACTTTAAAACTTCTAAGGCATCGCTAACCGTTCCCCATTTATTTGCAGGTTCATACTGCACATACTTTTCAGGGTACCGCTCTAATTCAGATATACCACGCTGGATATTATCTAAAATATCAGCAACATTGTAAATTGTGCCTTGGTCGAAATCCCAATCCATAGCAATTCTAAACATCTTCCCGAGATTGTAGGTCGGAGAACTATATCTAGGTTCAGCGATACGAATATAATCTCCGTTTTCTATTTTCGCTAAGATTTCCAAATCATAACTCATTCCTCAACCTCCTCAATCTCAATCCCTGGGCAATCAAATACCCAGCCGAACTCAGCTTCTTCTAGTTCTTTACGGGTGTGAGCTGTACGAAATTTTTTATCTAGTGTTATATCCTTTAACGTCCAAGCGTCAAAGCGTTTAATAAAGGTTAAGTAACTATATGAGCCTTCAATCCATTTAAACCTTACATAATACCGCTTCTCTTCCTCGACCTCGTAGCCATCAAGCCATGCACGAGCGAAGAGATCTCTGTTGGATTTCTTTTGATACCATTCTGTAAATTCCTGGCTTCCATTGCTACAAGCATAATGCAACGCATCCTCTAGTTCTGGACTATGTTCTCTTGCACCCTCAATCACATCATCCACAAACTGCGGAACTTTGACTTTCTCTGGTTCGTCTAGTTGTTTGACAAGATTTAGAATTTCGTTTCTTTCTATGTAACATCTTGAACCATGTCCAGAAAACTGCTCAAATTTCTCAATCAATTCCTGCTTATTCATCTTCTAACTCCTCAACTCACCTTGTGGCTTTCCAAATTTCCAAATTCTTGGCCATGGTTTACAAAATATGAACCAATCAGGATAGCGTCAGCTTCATCGTCTTTGACGTTCAGGTCGAATTCATCAGACACCTTAGCAACTGCCTGCAGCTTCATTGATTTTTTACTTCGGTCCTTGTAACTAAACTTCCAGTACTTGCGCCAGGTCGACACGTTCACGAAGTACACATTGTCAGCAATCAGTCGGCCAAGAATGATACCTGTCACAATTCCAATGCTGATCATAGACTGCTGATTTGGCCCCATGACTGAGTTCTTCTCGACTACAATTGATTCAAAATGGCAGTTGTACTTCTGGAGCGCTCTCGATTGAATTGCTCGCAGTTCGCTAGCCATGAAGCGCCCACGTTCAAAGAAAGACTTGCTTTTATGTTTTAAGACACCACTCTGAACAAGATCAGAGCCGTGAAATACGGCCCAGCCTGTCGCAGTAGTTGAAATGTCTAACGATAATGTCAGAGATTTCATTGCAGTTCTCCCTTGAATCCACAGAGATCAAATAGGTTTCGTTTATTACTCTCAATAAACTCAAAGAACTTCTGAAGTTCGGCCAAGTGACGCTTTTCTCTCTTGATTCCAAGGCTCGTATGATACTCTGTCGGTATTTTCGGTGTCACCTTAATATCTAACCAGTAGAGAGGTTCAAACACGTCGCCACTTGTATCAAGAGAAGCATCTGCATCTGTATTTCTAAAATGCATCTGCATATCATATTCAATTTTATTGGTGATCGTGATGGTCTTGTCCACGATTTCAAGTGTGATATCTGTTCCTGGTATGTCGATTTTGTTTAGCATTTGTTTTCTCCTTTATGCGTGTTTTGTATTTTTGTTGATTTCTAATAGCCATTTATCTGCAGCTTGCCGGATTTCTTCAGGAGCTGATAAATTGTGTTTCCCCCTAATTTGAACAATTCGGCCATCCTTGTATTCCAAAGTAAAAAACGGCTTGTTTGGTTCATCTTTTGGCCTAACAAATATGATTGTCGTTTTGCCGTTCGCATGATCTTGAGTATACCTAGCACTACCAACACAATGAGACAATGCCTTCCCTTCCAAAATCAATTCTCCAGAATTATAGGCCGGTTTAAAGAGATACTGGCCTACCGCTTTCTCGTATTTGGCCAAAGATTTCAGACGCTTCTCGAACTTGCGCTGTTCAATCTCGCTCTTGTGCTGTATGAGCAGCTTAACCGCATTATCATGCGCTTTGACTAAATCTTTCGGCATGATGAGATTGTCGGTATCAATGGGTATATCAAGCTCGTTCAACATGCTGATATAGTCTACATAGTAGTCAAAATTAACTTTGTTTTTTAAGAACCAATTCTGGAATCTGTTCATTTTGGCAGCTTTGGGGATTTTGTTGATGTCTTGATAAGTCAGGATTTTTTCAATACCAGGAACAAGCGTGCCACCTCTCAATTTGATGCGACGTTCTAGCTCATAATCTCTGAAGGACCTATCTGTATTTTTGAAAAATCGCTTATTTTCATGAAGCCATTTCTTTGTTACGACACGGCAATCAACCGCTTTTCTCACATGCCATCCATCATATCCAGTAACATCATAAGCGAGATCCGTAGCCATTCTCCAGGCATTTATTTTCTGAAGAAACTCGATTTCAGAGCGGTATTTATACATGTGTGGCAAATGATAGTAGCCCAACCCACGAGGAAATTCCAAGTACTTCAATTCGGAAATTTCTCGAATCTTATTCTCCCAATTGTTTTCAAAAAATATTGTTCCTGAATATGCTCCTTGGCCTGTGAAGTTAGGAGTAAGCCCAAGAGCGTAGACTCCGCATCTTTCAGTCAGTTGTATAACTTGATTGTCGCTCATCTGCTCAAAGTTTGTAAGTTGCATCCTAATAGATTGCTTGCCGTTCGTGTATCGCGACCAGAATCCGTAAGATTGGATTTCAATCCGTTTGCACGTCACAAGAATAATTGCGAAACTGTAGAATTTGTCGTAAAAGTCTAATCTGCTCGATTTTGTCAGACGTTTTTCGATAACTCTACAACCTGTCCGATCGCTCTGAATAGTTTGAGATTTGTTAGACCATTTGATGGTCGGGATCTGCGAATAGCACCAGTCAAAGAATTTTTGGGGCGGTTTCAAACGTCCGGCAATTATTTTTTGATTTTTTATCATGCTAATTCTCCGAATAAATCGAGCTGACCGTCAATAACATTTTTCTGTTTTTTAACTTTTTTAGATTTTGGTTTTTCAGGTTGTTGGCCGACTACTACAGTCGCATGGATTGCCTCAACCTTTTTGGTTTTGCCAGTAAAGTACTTATAGACCCAACCGAATACGGTAGAGTCATCTACCATCGCACAAGTTCCTGACTTAAAGTTCTTAGCCTGGCTAGCGCAATAGTTCAAAGCTTCTCTAATAGATTTCTTATCACCCAAAACTCCTTCGAAAAGCTTTTCGTCTTCTTGATCACAAATCCAATTGTGTATTGCATCTTCAGCTGGTCCATGATCTCCTTTTAATTCCTCTAGCAATTTTGCCAGAGCCTTTTCTTTGATTTCATTCATGTCATTTCAAAAAAATGCGACTGCCTTTGTGAGAATTGGCTAAATACGGGCAGTCGCTCGTCCAAGGTCACATGACCTTTACTGACGTTTTCTAGTTCGCAGTTTTACAAGAATGCACGGCTTGTTAGTTTTTGAGTTGTTTCCAAAATGGAAATAGTTGGTTTTTGATTATTTCCCCCTCTTAAAAGGGCAATAATTGAATGACAATAAAATCTTCCGATGTTTTTTTAACATCACAAACATAGGCATTAAGTAAGGATTCCTCAGTTTTGTATGTTGTTTGATTTTTAACACTTTCATTCCAACGAATAAATCGAGGTTTTAGTCCGGGCCAACCAGAACGACCAAACAAAGCAATACACTCATCTTTATCTTGATGTATTGCAAATGTGATGCCATGAGGACAACCTGTGTCGTGAGTTTCTAGTATGTCTTTTACTTGTTTACTCATCAGACCACCTCCACACGCTGACTCAACGCTTTCGTTTTGCAGTATTCACAATGACCGCATGGCTTCGCCTCTTCTTTCCCTTTTTTTACATCGTCAAGATGCTTTATAAGCATAGATAACTCAGATAACTCGTAATCAAGTTTTTCCTGAGATTGAAAAACAATCGCTCGGGTATCAGGAGTAGATTCTTTAGTCACGGCATAGATAACAGGGGTAAACTCCTTGCCATACTGCTCTTTCAGCATTTTCTTATACGCTGCCATTTGAAGAATATATCCCCAAGCTTCAAACCAGCGAACCTGAATATTTCGTCCGCTTGCTTCATCCTGAACCCAGACCATGCTGTCAATATCTGATTTTGTGGTCTTAATGTCTACGAAATAGCCCTTTTCAACATTGAGGCAGTCAATCTTGCCTTTAAATTCCACTCCTTCGATTTCGCCTGTGACAGCAACCTCTTTCTGGCCGACATAATAGTCCATGAACTGATTGTCAGCTTCCAATCGCTCAATCATGCGCTGGCCAACCAGAAAGTCAGCTTTTAACTGACCTTTGGTTTTCCCAGATTTCGAAATCATGGCATCTGCATTTTCATCCATAAACTTCTTATGTGCTTTTGGACTTTCAAAATAGCTGTGAACCATGTTACCAACTAAAAGAGCTGTGTTATCTCGTTGGTCTTCCCACTCTCCCTCTAGCTCTGCCAATGCCCGTGCTTCGCACTCCCTAAATCGCTTGTATTGCGAGATAGACCAATATTGACGTGCGGAAGCTACTGAGTAGTAATCTTCTCCAAGCAAATCCATTGTCATTTTATCTCCACCTTTACTGATTTTGTTTGTGGCTCAAATTGAACGCCGTGAGCATTGAGCCATTCTTTAAATTGCTCCTTTGTTTCCTTTGCGTTCTCTGCTGGAAAAATTAAATCTACAGTAAATTTGTAACCATATTTTTTAACGCCATCCTCAGAAGCCATATTTTGCGATTTTCTGCTTGTTTCTTGCTCTAGGGTATGATTACCCCCTGAACTGCTTTCTGACCCAAATTCAGGCTGATTTTGGGCACAGAATCGACTCTGAGCTTCTTGTTCTGCTTCTGCTTTGGTCCGTCTAAGCTCATCTGCGTCTGCATGTAAGATATCGATAGTATCCAAAGCAGAACGACCCTCTCTTAGCAAATCAACGTACTTTTCAGGGTTCAAACCTTTAGCCACCGCGATAGCAGTCATTTCATCTATACGCTTTTTCAACTCGTCTTCCGCTTTAGCTCGTTCAGCTAATGCCTTATCATCAAGAATTGCTTGCAAAACATCAGCAAGTTTCGCTCCCTTGTCATAACTGCGAATGTAGACAGTAGGTCCGAGACCAGCTTTAGCTGCCGCTTCTGTAATCTGTATAAGTCCAGCTTCACGTTGTTGCTTCTTAGTAGCTTCTTCTGCAACCAATCCGACAATCATCTTAGAAGTAGCTTGATTGATTCGCACATTATCGGCCATAAAACACTTCTTCTTGCTAAAATCGTCAAAGTAAATAGCAAACAGCTTGATGTCAAGATCAACTCCACTTTCTGCGATTGCAGATTCAAAAGCTTTTCTGACCGTTTCCTTTCGGGCTTCTGTTTCTCTCTCCTCAAACTCCCTGATTTGATTTTTAATGTCTGTCTGCAAAGTTTTGATAGGGTCTAATATGCTTTCAACCCAAGCCTTTGCTTCATCAAGAGGTTTAGAGTATTCTGAAAGTTGGTTTTTGAGTTCTTGTTCAATCTGACGCTGTACTCGTCCCAACTCGTCTTTGACTTTAATGTCATCTGATAAAGTTTCTTCTGTAACGATATAGCCAGTGTATTTCTTTTGGTAAGACTCTAAAGCTTGCTCCAAAACTTCTTTGCCTTGGATTTCAATTTCAGCAGCTTTTAGAACAAAACCAATCTCTAGATCTGTTACCGGAACAAGTTCCAAGCTATCCGTCACATCTTTTAGTTCTTCAGTCATTTTAGAAATCCTCCCCTTCTAGCATGTCCATTTGACCGTTTTCTGGCTCTTGGTCAATTACTTTGCCTGTTTTTTCGTCAAAGTCTGGGGTTTCTTCAGTGGGATGCTCAGTAGAGACTAACTCGTCAGGATTCGCTGTTTTTTCAGCCGTTTTTGGGGTTGTTTTGGTTCCTTCGGAAAATTCTCCATCTATAACGTTCTCGCTCTCTGTGGGCGTGCTATGAGCTTTTAAGATATCGTCTAATGTTTCAACTTCATCCCTCACTGGTTCAGCTTCTTTCACTTGGCGCTCGTTATCATACTCATTTTCTGTAGTACGGTTCACAGCATCAATAAACAAGTCATTATCATCACTGGTATTAAAGAACTGTTTAGCTGCACGATTGATAACTGTACGTTTAGCCATTTCTTGAGGGAAATTATTCTGAACATTCTTTGTTTTTGCTTGTGCCCAAGACTTATCAATTTCTTTTTTGGTCATAACGGTCAGGATTTTCTCCCCATCCTCTTTTTCGATAATGCAATAAGCTCCTGCGATTGGGTTGTCTGCATTAACCCAATCCGTTTCATGGCTAACAAAAACTTTCCGACCGTTTTCGTTCTTAATTTGGAATTTGTCACCCTCATAGATAATTTCTGCATAAATATCTTTTACTTCTGGTAATTGCTTAACAACTTTCATAGTGCCAAAATATGATCTAGTCAACTTGACAGTGTTGCCATAAGGTATGAAATAACACTGTGTTTTAGCTGGACTAAGCCCTTGAGTTACCATGTCAAGGAGTGCATTGTAGATACTATCTTGAGTGCACATCTGGAGCAAATTCCCACTGCTGGAATTTTTTAGAGCATAATATGCTGAACTGAGTGCATTGCTAACGCTATAATTCTGTGCAATCATTAGCCCCTCGTTTTGCATTTCTCCAATGCGTGCTGCAACTGGTGATGTAATTTGTTTTTGTGTTAGTTCGTTTGTCATTTCTTTCTTCCTTTCGTCTTCTTAAGGTTCCAATTCTCACGTTTTATACGTCTGTTTTCGTTTTGTAGTTTCATGATTATATCTTGTTGTTCATTGATAATCTGCCCCATCTCTCGGCCAAGATGAATATACTCAGCTCGCCAATTGTCGATTTCTTTGTGTAGCTCCTGAATCATATTTCATCACCCACATATCGACGTCTACCGCATCCGATATCCACATACTCGCTAGAGTCAAGTTCTTCACGTTCTTCAGGCGGCTGCATTATATCCCTGTCGTAATCAAACATGCGCATACACCTTTCCGAGTTCCAGCACTCGTTTCACATATCTAGCCTTGGATGTTAGCCCAAGATCCAGCAATTCGTTTTTTTCTTCATGATTGGCCAAAAGCCATACACGGTTTTCAAGTTCAATTCTAGTCATTAGCGTCTCCTTTGCTCTACCCCAAATACTTTGCATAGCGTGATCTTCGTGGTTCTGGTAAGGCTAACGGCTCAGGTCGCAAACCAACGGGCGGTTCGTTGTCAAATGTGAATCCCTTGAACTCCCGACGGATATTCTTGCGGATTTGTTCTCTTTCAATCTCACGACCCATTTCAAGCAATTCATTACAAGTTCTAATCGCTTGCGTATCATACTCTTCTTGCAGTCGTCTTTCTTCCTCTTTTTGCTTTTCTAACTGATGAACTAGGATTCCTGCGCTGATAAATCCTAAAATCACTGCGCTGGTTCCTAAAAGTTGGTTGATTAATGGTGGTTCAAACATGTTTCTTTCTCCTTACCCTCTTAATTTTCGTACTTCTTTCTCTAATTCCAAAATCTCATAAACATCATTGACATCGTACATAATATCTTTCCCTTGATTACGAAATCTTAAGCCTTTACGTTCTAACTTCTTAACATAGGCATGAGTGAAGCCAAACTTCTTCATCAAAGCCTGTTGATTGATTGGCATGCGATCATTCTCTAACTGCTCCTTGACTTGCTTTTCAGCAAAAGCCAATAATTGATTCGTGAACAATTCAGCACTTTCGCCGTCCAATCGTAATTGTAACGTGATACCTTCCATTTTCTACATCCTCTCAACTATGCGGGCAAGCATTTTTGTGATATAATGGTCTAAATTGTTTAAGTATGCGCCTGATTGCCGTCAGGTGCTTTTTGTTGTCTTCTAGACTGTCTTACTTTCCATCGCCCTGAGTTCTATCTCATGGCTGACTTGTCTAAATAGCTTCTCACACGCTATTTTAGCTTCTCTGTACGTTTTAGATTCGCTGATGAAGTAATCAGCAAGTTCGATGACTTTATCTTCCATGATTTTCTCCAAAAATCGGTCTTAAGACTCCTGTGCCCTCTTCAAAATCATTGAGTAAATATTACGCTGTTTTTGAAGAATATCTGGATTCTCATTTAAAAATCTAGCAATTCTCAAAGCTCTATCAAAGTTCAAAATGAACATAATTTTTTGGTCTTTAGTAAGACCTTCCGTAATAGAACCAAATGAGTTGTCTATACTAGACAGTATTTCTTCATCCAAAACAACTTTTACTGATAATAAATCAATGTTCATGCTATTTTCTGCTCCTATTAGTTGATTTTTTGTTCTATTTTTTGTTAGCAATTTCATCAATTGTATCTAAAACAAGTTTTTGCATCTTTTCTCGTGCTTGCAATTCATTGCGAAAGAAAGAATCAAGCATTTCGGTCAATCTATTCGAATATCCTCGCAATAGCATTACCGTTACCAAAAATGAAGTAATTACTGAGACGAGAATCGCTGAAAAAACACTTTCCATTTTCCTACTCCTTTCAAACCAAAGTCCTATATTAGAATTTTGAAATTCCTCTCTTTTATTTATTTAGAGAAGTAGGACTTGTTGTCTTTTAATATTTATTGTTATTTAATACTTGTTGTTAGTTAATATTTATTAGTGCCTTATTTTACAGATTTGTAAAATACAGATTTGTAAAATACAGATTTGTAAAATACAGATTTGTAAAACAAGGAAATGTAACTGCTAATCTGTGGATAACTTTTGTAAAGCTTCCTCCAATCTCTGTAGCATAATTTCAAATTGAAAATCGGTAATTTTAACATCTGAGAAGAACCGAAATGTCTGAACTCCTTTACCTCGTCCGAGACTCTTTTTAAAAGTTCTGAGATAACCAGCCTTCTCTATCTTCTTGAAATACCTATCTACCATATCCCGACCAACACCTTTACGCTTGGCTATCTCCTCTGGATAGACTTGCCAGTTTGGGTGATTAGCCAGCACCACCATCATGATACCTACCGCTGTAAAACCTAGCGCAGGGTCGTTGATAAAGCTATTACTAACAGCAGTATAATTTTCAGTCGCATTCTTGAAAGATAAATTGACAATCTAAATTTTTAAAGTCTGTCATACGCTCTCCTTTCTCTTCGCTTATTTCAATCACTTTCGTCCTTTTCTAACCTGTTAGACATTCCTGATTAAGGAACTTGTTGATAAAGTACTGCTGTCCTTTGCCTGTGACCTTAGTTGTTGTGTTGACAGTGGTGTGACCGTCAGCATGATTGATGTTTGTCTTTTTCAACTCAAATAAACCTAACTGCATGCTTTTCTGTGTTGGTTGGTTCCAAGACTCTCCACGTCGACTAATGATGTAGCCGTTAGAGCGTAACCACTGGAAGAGCTTGTTTTGACCAATGTCAATCCCATTCTGTTTCAGAATTTTAGCTAGTTCACCGATTAGACAAGATGACTTACTTGCACTTACTGCGTCTGCAAATAACACCTTAGGACGGTCCGCTTCAATCTGCGTCTCCAGTTTATGAATCTTCTTATCCGCCATGAGCAAGGCTCTTGCCATAATCTTCTCAGGACTGTTGAAGTCTTTTTCTACTTGAATGAAGTACTGTCTGACTTCTTTTCCTTTGTCGGTTCGCTGAATCATAGCGATTTCTTTAGCCATGTCTAGTTTGATGATGTGGTCAGTCGCTCTGCGTCCTCCTGTACTTTCCGACAAAAATGTCGAAAAGTCTTCGTTTTCTGTAAATCCATATTCAGTCATGCGTGGGAACCATTTATCATATGGTGTTTTAACCCCCAACGCCTCATGCAACTGACGACCAGATACAATCGGTTCGTGATTGTCGTTCACAGTTACTTTAATAACTTCGTTCATGTTCTTCCTCCAGTGTTTCTTCTAAATAACCACTTTCCAATTCAACGATTTGGTCAATGATTTTGTGATAGGTTGACTCAGAGACTAGAATCGAAACTTTCTTTTGATGATTTACAAAAGTGTCCTGCTCTTTTTCTAACTTCTCTAGTCGATTTTCAATCGCAAGCAAGCGATTTTCAAAAGCTATCTCAAATGGTTGCTTATTTCGTACTACTTCCTCCATGGTTATCTCCTTACTCCTAAGACGGTAGTTTCAGAAAATCCGAAACATTGTCTAAAAAAATATCGTCTACTGAAACATCTAGTGCGCTAGCTAGTTTTTTTATATTCTCATAACTAGCTCTACGCAATTTTTTGACATCATTTTCATAACTCATTATAGTGCGCGATGTTATGCCAGTTTCCTTCGCCAATTCCTCTTGAGTCATCCCACGAAAACGTCGCAAAGTTTTTAAGGTGTTCGCCATCTATTGCTCCTTTCTTGATTATGTCTTAATTATACACTTCGGTTTTTCCGAAGTCAAGCATTTTACTTCATTTTTTTCGAAATTTTTTTCTCTTTTTGTTTGTAACGTTTCGGATAAAGTGATATTATATAGTAAAAGAAAAATACGAAAGGTATTTCACGTCATGGAGAACCAAAATAATTATTTTGCTTCTAATCTTAAATTTCTACGTCAAAAATACCAAATGGAACAAATTGACTTAGCTAATAGATTGGGAAGAAAAAGTTCCTCTTCAGTAAGCGAATGGGAGAGAGGAAAGTATACTCCCAAAGCGGGCGTTTTAAATGATATTTCTAGAATATTCAATGTTTCGTTATCGGAATTGATGACCAAAGACTTATCTGACACCTCCTCTCCCCCAACCGAGACACCACAATTCAGGGCAATCCAACGGAAAGCCAAATCTTTAAGTGTCGCAGACCAAGAAAGATTGATCCAGATTATGGACTTAACTTTCCAAGATGTTTTGAATGGAGGTGGCGACGACGAACACGATTTCTAAGTCTATAGACTATGAGAAAGTGAAAAATACTGCCTACACATTTCTAGGCAAGTATACCAACGGACGCTTACCTGTTGACCTCTTACATATTATCAACCAGATTGATAACCTGCATTTGATGAAGTATTCCTCTTTTGCTAAAAAACAAAAACTTCCACTCAAGGAAGTTTGCGACATGTTACAGAGTGAAGATGGTGCTCTATGGTACCAACCAAACACAAATAGCTATATTTTACTATATAACGACACCATACTAAGCAGGGAGCGTATTCGCTTCACAATTGCTCATGAATTGGGCCATTACGTACTAAGACACAATGAACTGACAGACAAGACTATACTATCGCGCTATAGCTTAACAACGCAAGAGTACAATGATTTTGAGACAGAAGCCAACTTCTTCGCAAAACATCTGCTTGTCCCCTTCCCAGTTTTAGGAAACTATGTTCAATTCTTCCACGAAATGGACACAACCTTTATTCAGTCAGTCTTTAACGTTTCCTACTCTGTCGCAAGTTTCGTCATAAAAAACCTACGGACAATGCAAAGTATCGGCTTGGTTAAAGAAGGACACTATGTAGAAGAACAATTCACAACATACATCACAACTACCCAGTCAACCAGAATCTGCAAGTCTTGCAGCAGCAAAATAAACCGCTACTCCAACTACTGCCATATCTGTTCAATGAAACAATATCAAGGAGTAACAACACTAGAAGCTTATTTAGATAACCAAGAGAAAGAGAAAGGGCGTATGAGATATTCGAAATATATGTTGAATGAGGATGGGTATCCCACTAAATGCCCTCGTTGCGAAAATGAAGAATTAGACAATAACGCTTTCTGTAATGTATGCGGACTCTATGCTCAAAATATCTGTATCGGAGTATGGGAGTCTAACTACGACAATTGGGGAAACCTAATCCCTATCCAAAGCGTTTTAAACGACGGATGCCGCAAAATACTAGCAGGCAACTCACGCTACTGCCCAGATTGCGGAGGAAAATCAACCTACTTCTATCAAGGACTACTGAAAAACTGGGACATTGAGAAAAAAGAACACGACGAGTTCCAGATTTAAAGGTGAAGTCGTCAATGTGTATAGAGAGAAATAAAAACCAACTGTTTCCATTTTGGAAATAGTTGCGTAAAACGGAAATAAAAAATGTGCAATAACTGATCCACATTAAAAGCTGAGAGAGGTTTCATTATGAATGAAGAACGCAAAGTTTTAGGTATTTTGGCTATTATTTTCGGAGCAATTGCTCTATTTGGGTCTTGGATGCCTATCATTAACAACCTATCATTTGTTATTGCTATTTTAGCGCTTATATTGGGCTTGATAGGCCTAGCTATCAACAGAAAAAGGCCAAAAATGTTGGCTATCATCGGTACAGTCTTAGCAGTTGTGTCAATGGTTATTGTTATTGCTACGCAATTGATGTATGCCCGTGCTTTGAACGACGCTGCTAAAAACGTTGAAGAAACTGTTAGCTCAGTAAGTTCTTCTATCGAATCATCACAAAAAGAAGAGGATGCTAAATTTAACTGGACAAAAGAACAGTTTGACGCTCTTCAGATGGGCGACATCATGAATTATGGAGCTGGCGGAACTAACTACGACGATATTGTTAGCGTTCATGGAGAGCCAAACAATATAAACACTACTACTGTCAATGACCATGAAAGCAGAACGGTTTCATATTCTTCAGCAGGAACAAAACTCCGAAGCGTTACTCTAACATTCAGCAAACAAGAAGATGGTGCTTACTTATTAACTGCCAAAGTTGGCATCGGCTTGGAATAAGTTTGAGTCTATGATATAATTAAGTTACTTAGAGGTTTACCCTCAAGATTTTAAACTTTGCACCTTAGCGTGCCAGGGGAAGTAACTTAACTGTTGCTTCCCTTTTTAAAATAAAAAAATCCCCACACTCGCCATCGCCAAACTTTGAGTGTGAGGATTAAACTTTCCATCAAGCAAGCAATGGAAAGGATGATAAAAAAATACAACTATAGTTTATCATAAGTTCTACACCTTTTCAACTATGCGGGCAAGCAATCGAAAAGAAAGGACTTTTTATGATAAAAAAATACATCACAAAAAAAGGAGAGACTAGATATCTCTTTCAAACATATCTGGGCATAGACCCTGCTACTGGAAAAGAAAAACGCACAACACGACGTGGTTTTAAAACCATAAAGGAGGCAAAGGCTGCCGAACGCGACCTTCTCTTAGATGTTGAAGAGAACGGTTTTTCAAACAATGAAGATTTCCAGAATCCTACTTTCGCTGAAGTCTCTGAGTTGTGGCTTGAAAGCTATAAAAGCACTGTAAAACCAACGACATATCAGAACGTTAAGAAAAAACTTGATGTTATGATTGACTTGTATTTTACAGATATGAAAATCCAGCAGATCAGTGTAGCTTATTGTCAAAAGGTTGCTATCAAGTTAAGTAATCGCTATATCCTCTATGCTAATTACTACTCTGTCATCAGCCGTATTTTCAAGTATGCCACTTCTATTGACATTATTAAGTCAAATCCCTTGGATAAGATTATCAAGCCTAAAAATAGGCCATTAAAGGGCAAAGAAAACTACTATACAAAACAGGAACTAACCGAGTTCCTTAAAGTTTGCAAAGTAGATTGTAAGCCTGTAGAGTATACCTTTTATCACTTACTAGCTTTTACAGGTTTGAGATGTGGTGAGGCGCTTGGACTCATGTGGTCAGATGTTGACTTTGAAAATAAACGATTAAGCATTTCTCGGACAGCTGTCGTTGTTAATAAAAAACAAACTGTTCAGGACCCTAAAACCAAAAGGAGTAAGAGGGTTATCACTTTAGATGATGAAACTCTAAATGTATTGAAAATCTGGAAACGTCAGCAGATAAAAGAATATTTTAAGTCTGGTGTGCCTTACAAACATGATTCAAATTATATTTTTACGAATAGTTTTGGAGGTTGGATTTCTCCTTCAGCTGTGAAAGAGAGACTTAGAAGGTTCTTTTGTGAACACAATGATATCAAGAAAATTACTCCTCATGGGTTCAGGCACACACACGCTTCTCTCCTCTTTGAAGCTGGTGTTACAGCCAAAATCATTTCAGACAGATTAGGTCATAACAATGTTCAAACCACTCTTGATATGTACACCCACATCAACGATAATCAACGTTTTGAAGTAGTTGATCAGCTCATGACTTTTATCCGTTCAAGCTAA